ATGGCGGGTGAACTCAACAAACTGAGCGACAAGCGGCTACGGAACCTACAGGGAGTACCCAGCCAGAAGATTGAGTTCTATGCTGATGGTGCTGGGTTGAGCGCGAAGGTTTCAAAAGCGGGTGGTATTAGCTGGGTTTTTACCTATCGCCTGGTTGGTGAAAAGCTGTGTCGTGTGACGCTGGGGCGTTACCCAGATATGAGCCTTAAAGAAGCTAGGCAAGCGCGTGATAAGTGTCGTAATTGGCTTGCTTCTGGTAAAGACCCACGCCATCAACTTGTTCTTACTGTAGAACAGACGTTAAAGCCTGTAACGGTGAAAGAAGCGCTTGAGTATTGGATTAAACAGTACGCCGAAGATAACCGAGCCAACGTAAGGCGGCATGAAGCGCAACTGAAGAAGCATATTTATCCCTATATCGGGAAAATGGCGTTGGCCGACTGTGAAACACGATATTGGCTACAGTGCTTTGATCGCATAAAAAAGGAAACGCCAGTAGCGGCTGGCTACGTCTTCCAGATGTGTAAGCAAGCCCTGAAATTTTGTCGTGTTCGCCGTTATGCGGTGAGTAATGCTTTAGATGACCTCACAATTCCTGATGTTGGTAAAAAACAGCGTAAAAAGGATCGTGTGTTGAGCGATATTGAAGCCGGTGATTTATGGGCGGCTATTCTCGCTGGAGATAGATTTATGCCTTATTACACGCATCTACTAAAAATCATTACGGTGTTTGGTTGCCGTTCTCAGGAAGCACGTTTATCGACGTGGCAAGAATGGGATCGTGATGCCTGGATTTGGACGGTTCCCAAAGAGCACAGTAAAGGCGGTGAAAAGATTGTGCGGCCAGTACCAGAAACGTTACGGCCATTCATCGAACAGTTATACGAGGATTACGGCAAGTCTGGCCTCCTACTTGGCACGGAGAAGAATGTTGAAGCTGTCAGCCAGTGGGGAAGAGGCGTTTATAAAAAGTTAGGTCATTCTGAGGCGTGGACACTACACGATTTACGCCGGACGCTTTCAACGGGCATGAATAACATGGGGATTGCCCCGCATGTTGTCGAGCAACTATTAGGGCATTCAATGCCGGGAGTTATGGCGATTTACAACCGTAGCCTATATCTACCGGAAAAACTGGATGCACTGAACAAATGGGTAGAACGGCTGGATGTATTGGCTGGTGGACATGAGAATGTTGTTATTTTGAGGGCTAACGAGAATGCATAATTACCCTGAATGTGTACCAAGTGAGTTTGTTTATTTTTATGAATCTGAATTCCTTTTTGGTAAAGGAAGAGAAATTGCACATTGCATGATTTTTGATGAACGATTTTTATCGTCATGGAGCGCTTTGGGAAAAAGAGCTAATGAGTGGAGAATCCCGTTTTTTTTCTATCAAAGTCTAGTGCTCACCATTGAAAGCGCACTAAATGGCCCAAGTGGTTGGGATTTACTTACCCAAAAAGAGAAAGAAAATAAAATAGATAAAATAAAAAATCTAGCAAGGTCACTTTCCGATGAAATAAATGGGACACCATTAGATGAGCCTGCTACAGAGTATTTTAATCATAAATATTATTTAAATAGGTTCAAGAATAATAGTAATGATGAAATGGCAATAAATAGAATGAATTATCATTTGGATAAATTTTGTGAAGAAGGTGAGTTTAGTTTCAAGAGCAAAGGTGATTCTCTTGGTGTTTCCGGTGCATGGAGTTTCGTAGGCGTAGACGCCCCTCATTTAAGTGTGATTCTTGATGATCTTTATGGTAAAGCTAAAGTGTTTGAGTGCTCATCAATAATAAAAAGGAAAACTAATCCCCGAAAGAGTTTTTTTGTCAGGAAGATAAGCGCATTTTTTGAAGATTCCTTTGGTTTAAAACTCTATGCACTTACAGCAGCAATAAGCAGTGTGTTTCTCGATGAAGATATTACGCAAGAAGAAGTGATTAGTATAACCAGATGACAGGTTAGTATAAAATTGTCATTTCTACGTGGTTTTATACTAATGTGATAAATTAGAAGTATTTTATGATTTATATACAAATGTCATTTTTTGAATGATTTTTATTAAATTAGTACAAATTACATAATTAATTCTGATAATGCACACTCTCCATAACACAAGAACAGCGGGAAAAAGCTCCCAATGAATGTGTGAAGTGGAGAACGCATCTTGAAAAATAAATTTATCCCGCCAAGTCCTGAACAACGCCGCACCATCCTTGAAGAATATGGTTTCAGATTTGATCGTCGTATTCGTGAAGGTGAATGTCAGGAAATCACCAGTCTTTCCCGTTCCACCCGTTGGAATATGGAGAATGAAGGCAAGTTCCCGCCCCGTTGTCATTTTGGCCGTAATAGTTGTGCCTGGCTGCTTAGTGATGTTCTTTGGTGGGTTCGCAATCCCCCGGCCGTCGAGAACGTTAATACACCATACAGCCGCAAGTCAGCTTAATTAACGGCAGGTAATCCAGATGCTAAATAAAACAAAAGCGGCCACGCCAGGCCGCTCATGTCACTGCATAAAACTAAAGCATGTCCAGAATAACACGCTGATCGATCAGGTCAATTATTTACGCCTAATTCCAGCATATTGCGAACACAAACATTATTCCGGCTTGCCTGAATATAAACAATGCTTAGGTTCGCCACTAATCCAAATTGGATGTAGCAATAAAAATCAGCAAGTTAGACAGTGCTTAGGTTTATTTCGCCCGTTTTTCGGACGAAGGACAGCCTATGATAGCGATGATCAGCTTTTGCTAATTTCTTTTTCACATGCGGAACGTAATACATCTTTTTCATTGTATCCACAGGCATCTTTTTCACTGATGCATGATTTCAGTAAGAATAATGCCATAAGTAGTATGCCTAACCAGCACAGGATTTTTTTCATAAATTATTCCTTACCTGCGTCTTTGGCTTGCTTACGCTGGCGGCGTTTGATCTCGCTTTGCATCGCTGTACTTATAAATTGTCCGGTGCTCTCGTTTGGAGCTTTAACTTGCTCCATACCATCAATGATTTCATGTGGTATACGTGCAGTTACAGATTGTGACTTAGCATTCTTTGAACCCGTTGCCATATCTACGCCCTTTAATAGTTGGTGTAAGACAATATACACGGATTTTTATTTATTAAAAGGCTTGACGTGTAAGACACCTTCAATCTATCTTGTGTCTTACACCTTGTTATGTGCAGGGTGTGAAAAGAGTGAAGCCCCGAAGGTGGTTGCAACACCTACAGGGCTTCTAACCACAATGTTATTGGAGCTAACACTATGGCTGATATCCAGTCTACCCAAACTCGCCCCGAATTTCAGTATCGCTTTCTTGCGCTGGGCATTTCGTCTCAAGGTGTCGTTCACATCATCGCCACTACCGAACGTGAAGCGCGGGAACACTCTCCTGATGGCTACGTTATGGTTTTTGCTGGTCGCCTGCCTGTTCAGGAGGTGCGTCATGTTTGATAACACGCCGTTAGAACTGGAAGAGATTATCGATCAGTGCCGTGCGCTGACCTATGCCATTGTTGAACTGAGCAACCCCGAAGCTAAAGAGATTTTAACTTTCGTATTAGCTGAGCGCCTTAACAGCCTGCATCAAGCTTTCCAAGCGTCGGAAACGGAGGTCGGTCATGTCTAAAAACCACCTCAATCATACCGAAGAGGCGATCACTCAGATTGTCCACGCTAAGGCGATTATTACTCTGATTGCGTCGCAAGATACTAATAATGCCGCTGTAGAAAACGCGCTTGAAGCTGTCACTGAAATGCTGGAAAGGGCAGAAGCTGAACTGGCGGAGGTGTGCCGTGGTTAAAGAAATCAATCTGGATGCTTACTACGACGATCAACGGCGCGTTAACGCCCTGATTGGCTCAAATTGTGCGCCAGTACCCGCTACGCCGGAAAACATATCGCGTAATCGTCTGTTACGCGCTCAGGTGGGATTACGGCACCTACTGACTGAGGTTATTCCTCAAATCACCGACGAACAGCAACGCCGTGAAGTTTATTTGTGGGTTGATGGTATTTACACCATTACGTGCTTTGAGGGAGTAGATGCGGGGATTCAGCCATGAACAGACAACACCTTGAAGTCGTTACGTGCGCTGAACATGCCAATGTAATGAACAAACAGGCCAGGGCGGTTCTCTCTATGTGGCTTGATTCCTTATCAAATGAGGCGCAGGACGAAGAAGAGGCTAATCTTGTTGCCGCTGTTTTATCGCTGGTGGCTGGTGCGATTAATCATCTTGATAAAGCGACGGAGGTACGCAATGCGCCAACCTCAACCAAATGATCGCTATCAGGACAAGAACGGCCAACATGTCACTGTCAAAGCGAATGCTTTTAACCGAGTAACGTTTGTGCGTGATGGTTATTCAGCGGAGTGTGTTTATCCCGATAACCGCTTTCTTGCCGAGTTTACCTGCATAGATGGGGGTAAGGCATGTCCACAAAAGTGAAGCGTCAGGAAGCCATGTCAGACGCCTTATTTTCCTGCCTGTATCTGTGGGTTAATGGTCATGTGCTGAAACCGAAAGACGTAGCACGGGCAATACAACGACATAGTGACAGTACCAAAAGTTATGGGAAATTAGCCGTAGAACTCCATAAGCTGGCGGATGCCACCCAAACTACTTACGAATGGTTGTGCGATCAGGGGCTGGTTGCGACTGACCCCAAAAAGCAGCGTGAAAAGCGTATGGCGCTGGTGGCCGGAATCATTGGTCAGGAGGATGTGAAAGCCCAGCTTCTTGATGATGAGCGGATTAACCGTGTGTTTCCCTCATCCCCGCCAAAGAAGAAGGCGCAGGATATAGGGGTAACTGACCTTTCCCGCATGGGAGCCAGCCAGCGCGGTGAAGTGTTACGGGCGCACTATGGCGGCGCTTTGGCCGTACATGGCGATTCTGACACCGTTCATCACTACAACGGCGTGATATGGGAGCCAGTGGCCGATAAGGATTTACAGCGTGAAATGGCGCAAATCTTTATCGATGCGGAGATTGCCTACTCGCAGAACGCTATTAAATCCGCTGTGGAAACCATGAAGCTGAGTTTGCCTGTCATGGGGGCGACTGCCCGTAATCTTATCGGGTTTAGTAATGGAGTATTTGATACCCGTACCGGGCAATTCCGTGACCATAGCCAGGAGGATTGGTTACTGATAGCCAGTGAATTGCCATTCAGCGCCCCGGCTGAAGGGGAAACGCTGGCGACCCATGCGCCCAGCTTCTGGAAGTGGTTGAGCCGTTCCGTTGGCAATAATAAGCGAAAAGCCGATCGCGTCCTGTCAGCGCTGTTTATGGTACTGGCTAACCGTTATGACTGGCAGTTGTTCCTTGAAGTTACGGGGCCAGGTGGCAGCGGTAAAAGCGTTTTTGCGGAAATCTGCACCATGCTGGCGGGTAAAGCCAATACCGTATCGGCCAGTATGAAGGCACTGGAAGACCCACGAGATCGTGCGCTGGTGGTTGGCTATTCGCTCATCATCATGCCGGATATGACCCGCTACGCTGGCGACGGCGCAGGAATTAAGGCGATAACAGGCGGGGATAAGGTATCAATCGACCCCAAACACAAAGCGCCCTATTCAACGCGCATTCCTGCCGTGGTGCTGGCCGTCAACAATAACGCCATGACATTCAGTGACCGAAGCGGGGGCATATCCCGGCGACGGGTGATTTTTAACTTCTCAGAAGTGGTGCCGGAAAACGAACGTGATCCAATGCTACCGGAAAAGATAGAAGGTGAACTGGCCGTCATCATGCGTCACCTGTTAAGCCGTTTTCCCAGCAATGACGGGGACGAGGCAAAACGTTTGTTGCATGAACAGCAGAAATCCGAAGAGGCGCTGGCTATCAAGCGTGAAGGAGATTCGTTGGTGGACTTCTGCGGCTACCTGATGGCGTCAGTGTTATGCGATGGCATGTTTATTGGTAACGCTGAAATCGTACCGCACAGCCCGCGCCGCTACCTGTATCACGCCTATCTTACTTATATGCGTGCCAATGGGCTTAACAAGCCCGTATCGTTAACCCGGTTCGGCACGGATATGCCGGGGGCGATGGCGGAGTATGGCAAGGAGTACCAGAAGCGAAAAACCAAGCTGGGCTTACGTTCAAACGTTACGCTCAACGAAGATTCGGAAGACTGGATGCCACAATGTGATGCTCCCCAAAACGGCCAAAATGAAGAGGGGAAAAGATAAAACTTATAGGCGAAGTGTTCACCACTATTCACCCTGTTAAAAAATCAATTAATAACAGTAAGTTAATGGGTGAACACTTTTTTATAAACTATTCACCAACTGTTCACCTGTTCACCTTTTTGTGAAAACTCTTCCAAAGGGTGAAGGGTTAGGGTGAACACTAGTGAACACTTGAAAAGAAAGCCTTCACCCTATAACGCTATGAAAATAAAAGCGAAATTGGCAAAGGTGAACAGGTGAACAGTTAGACGTATATTTTTTAATTTTATAGGAGGGCGATATGCCTGTTACGTTACAAGATATCCAAAAGCATCATGATAATTACGGTATTACTGATATGAGTACGATGCATACCAGCCACTATCGGCAATTGTTGCAAGATGGCGCATTCTTCTGGATTGACCATCACGAGTTTGTGCGTAGTACCTTTTCCGGGGAGATATTCGCCACCAACCTTGAACAGTTCGACGCGATGATTGAGCATTTGCAGGAATACCGAAGCAAGATGTCAAAGCCGCCTGAATGGATGAGTGAAAAATAATTAAAAAGGCGGAAACAAGTCCGCCTTGCTTAATTTAATTAACGAATCTTCTGTGCGAAATTTTTTCTAACAATTCGACTTATATAACTGTTGAGTCCGCGTCCAGCAACAGCCAATGACTTCATATGCTCTACCGCTTCAGCGCCTGGTCTATTGTAATTATACAAATAAAGAGACCCGTCCCTAAATTGCACGGTGATTGAATCGGAAGTAATCTCATATGCTACTACACCTGAATCACGACCAAGATTTTCATACTGCTGCATAAATATTTCCTTTTTGGGTTGAAAAATACCAATGTGCAAATTCAATATCGTTATATGTCAGTAACAATGGATTGATTCAGGTCATTTAATTCTTAATCTATTGTAAATTATTTGTTCGCTTGTTTTCATTACTGTTTGCGAGCGAATAGTTATATTTACTTATTATTTTTCATGTATATCTTGAAGAGTGGCACTCAGACGTGAGCCGCCACTTAGCCATTTAATCAGGCTGCGCGAAATAGCCTGTGAGATGCAGAAAAAGATTGAATGGCCTCAACCTTTCCCCGCGCTGGTTTCACGTCTTAACTACAAACGTTACGGAAACCACGACATGAAAAAATTGCTTGAACTCCGCCAGAAGAAAACCGATCTCACTACGCAAATGCGCTCCCTGCTGACCAAATCAGAGGAAGAGAAGCGCAGCCTCACCGAAGAAGAAGCCAAACAGTTTGATGCGATCAAGGCGCAGGTGGAAAGCCTGAATACCGAAATCCAGCGCTTTGAAGATTTGGCGGTGGCAGAGCGTGAAGACGCGAAAAACAATCCTGAAGATAAATCGACCCGTAGCAAAGTCACCAACGACGAGCTACGCCATTACATTCTGACAGGCGAAACCCGCACGTTGTCTACGGCGGTGGGCGCTGACGGTGGCTATACCGTGATCCCTGAACTGGATAAAGATGTTATGCGCCAGTTGCAGGACGATAGCGTGATGCGCTCCATTGCGACGGTGAGAACCACCAAGACCAACGAATACAAAAAGCTGGTATCGGTGGGGGGTGCTACGGTTAACCGTGGTACGGAAGGAGAAGCCCGCACTCAGACCAGTACGCCGAAGCTGGAAGAAGTTTCCATTAAGGTGAATCCGGTGTATGCCTATCCGAAAACCACCCAGGAGATTCTCGATTTCTCCGAGGTAGATATTCTCGGCTGGCTGACCTCTGAAATCGCCGATACTTTCACGGCCACCGAAGAAGACGATTTTGTTAACGGTGATGGCACCAAAAAATCGACAGGCTTCTTGTCCTACCCCCGCGCCGCTACCAGCGATAAAACTCGTCCATTCGGTACGCTGGAGAAAATGGAAGCGGCTGCTGTTACCTCTGACGGCCTGATCGATTTGCTGTACAAGCTGAAAGCCAAATACCGCAAAAATGCTGTCTGGGTGATGAACTCCAATACCGCTGCCACGTTGCAGAAGCTGAAAAATGGCAATGGTGATTACATCTGGCGTGATCGGCTGGTGGCGGATTCTCCCGATACATTGCTTGGCCGTCCTGTTCACTACCTTGAAACCTTGCCGAACGCCGAAGCCGGGGAAGCCTTCCTTGCGGTGGGTGACTTCAAGCGCGGCTATTTCATTGTCGATCACACTACGGGCGTGCGTACCCGTCCCGATAACATCACTGAACCCGGATTCTATAAGGTGCATACCGATAAGTATCTGGGCGGCGGCGTGGTGGACTCCAACGCGATCAAGATTCTGGAACTGGCTTGAGCCTGATTGAAGGGGCTACCGCCCCTTTCCTGTCTGATGGAGTCCCGACATGAAAAAAATTGAGTTTGAAGTCCGAACCTCAGAAGTGACCGCCAGCGAGAAAAAGTTGGTGGGTTACGCCGTGCGCTGGAACAGCTTGTCAGAGGTTATCTGGGACGAGTTTGTCGAGCAGTTCGCGCCGGGGGCATTCGCGGAAAGTCTGGCTTCTGGTAACGATGTACGGGCGCTGTTTGAGCATGATTACACCCAACTGCTTGGCCGTCGCAAGTCCGGTACGCTGGTACTGACGGAAGACAACATCGGGCTACGCTTTGAGCTTACCCCGCCTGATACGCAGTTAGGCCGCGATGTGTTAACGCTGGTGGAGCGTGGTGATATTTCGGGCATGAGCTTTGGCTTCCGGGCGCTTAAAGAGTCCTGGGATATCACGCCAGCGCCTTACGTGCGAACTGTAACCGCCGCCGAATTGCGGGAAATCACCGTCACCAGTATGCCTGCCTACCCCGAAAGCGGCGTAGAGATTGCACAGCGTTCCCTGTTTGCCCAACACCCTGAATTACGCCGCACCGATGATAACCGTCGCCGCTGGGCTGAACTGGCGGGGTTGTGATATGTGGCCTTTTAATCGCCGTAAAGCAGAACAGCGCAGCATGACTATCGATGAGTTCCTAGCGATGGCAGGGATTCCCAACACCGGATCAGGCGAATATGTTTCCCCCGGTACAGCGGAGTCCCTGCCTGCGGTCATGAATGCCGTGGCGGTAATCAGTGAGGCGGTGGCCTCTATGCCGTGCTATCTGTATCGGGTAGCGAATGATAATGGTCGGGAAGCGCGGGAGTGGCTTCATACCCATCCGGTTGATTACCTGCTGAATGAATCGCCTAACGATTGCCAGACGGCCTATCAGTTCAAACGCACCATGATGCGCCATTGCCTGCTGAATGGTAACGCCTACGCCGTGATTGAGTGGGGGCGCGATGGTCAGCCTAAATCCCTGCATCCTTATCCCCCTCATGCGGTAGTCGCGGAGCGCATCAAACCACATCGTTTTACCTACACCATCACCGAGCCATTCAGCGGGGAAGTGCGAACTTACCTTCAGGAAGAGGTATTGCATCTGCGTTATGCCACTGATGATGGTTTTCTAGGCCGTTCTCCTGTCACCATTTGCCGGGAAACTCTGGGGCTGGGTATCGCCCAACAGCGCCACGGTGCCAGCATTATGAAAGATGGCATGATGGCGTCCGGCATTATCAAGGCTAAAGACTGGCTGGACAGCGTGAACGGTAAAAAGGCAATGGACGCGCTGGAACGTTATAAAGGGGCGCGTAACGCCGGGAAAACTCCCATTCTTGAAGGTGGCATGGATTACGAGCAATTAGGCATGAGCAATCAGGATGCGGAGTGGCTGGCCTCTCGTCGTTTCACGATTGAAGACATTGCCCGCATGTTCAACGTGTCGCCCATCTTCCTACAGGAATACTCCAACAGTACCTACAGCAATTTCAGCGAAGCAAGCCGCGCCTTTCTCACTATGACCATGCGCCCCTGGCTGACCAACTTTGAGCAGCAAATCAAGGCCGCATTATTAATCACGCCCCGCGTTCCCGGCATTCGCTATCAGGTGGAATTCGATTCTGCCGATCTGCTACGTGCGAATCCGCAAGAGCGCTTCACCAGCTACGAAACGGCGATCAAGTCCGGGGTGATGTGCCCGAATGAAGCGCGGGAGCGTGAAGGAATGCCACCACGCGAAGGGGGCGACGAGTTCAGCCAGGCATGGAAACAGGAAGTGAAGGTGAAACAGGAGGCGAAGCCGTGAGAGCAGGCGGATTACGTCACCGGGTGACGATTCAACACTTTACGACCTATCGGGATGCAGGCGGTCAGGTTATTCAAGAATGGCGCGATACGGCTACGGTGTGGGCGCAGGTAACAGGCATAAACGGACGTGAACTAGTGTCAGCCGGTGCGGAAATGGCAGAAGTCAGTTTCCGTATCTGGATGCGCTACCGGGCTGATGTCACCAGTGCCAGCCGTCTAATCTGGCAGCAGAAAGGCCGTGACGCGATGGCCTACAACATTGTGTCAGCTATTCCTGATGAAGCCTTTACCCGTCTTGAGTTGTTGTGTAAGGGAGGCGTGAAACGTGACTGAAATGATTACGCTGGCAGAAGCAAAGCTACATTGCCGTATTGATGCTGATGAAGAAGATGTGCTGATTCAGGGCTATATCGCTGCGGCGCTTGAAGTGTGCCAGAAGCATATCGGTAAACGCTTTGATGATGGGCTGGACTTCACCGCCGCCATTAAGGTGGGGTGCCTGATGTATGTCTCCCAGCTTTATGAATACCGCGCCACCCTTAGCGATGTAGAGGTTAAAGAAGTCCCGCTGGCTGTTTCTGCGTTGTGGTCAGTCTATCGTGATCCGGGGGTGTACTGATGCCTTATCAACCTTTACGCCGTTGCACCGAGCCAGGCTGTAACCAGCGAGTGAAGTCTGGCAAATGTGAGCAACACAAGCGGGACGCCTCACGACAGCAGAACGCTAAGCGCGGTAGCCGCCGTGAGCGTGGCTATACCTCAGCGTGGGATAAGTACCGTCTGGTGTTCCTGAAAGCTAACCCGCTGTGTGCGCATTGCCTGAAGGTGGGGCTGTATACACCTGCAATCGTTGTTGATCACATCATCCCGATTGAAGGCGGTAGCGATGTGTTGTTCTGGCCTGCCAGCAATCACCAGCCGTTATGCCACTCCTGCCATTCCCGCAAGACCAATATCACCGACCCGGAAACGAAGAGGCAACGTAAGGCGGGTGCATTCCGTGAGCAAGAGGAAGCCGCGGCTAAACGTAATGAATGGATGTACGGCCATGACTGAGCAGGAAATCAACCAGATGATAGCAGGACTGAGGCGCAGCCGTGACCAGTTCAGGGAGTGCAAAGACAAGGCAACAGGTCAGCATACGCCACGACGCACCACCGAACGTGATCGGGATATTCGGGAGGCGTTTCGCAACCGTTGACGGGGTGGGGGGCGTTTTCAGGACAAAACCCTCACCCGTTGGCACCAGCCGCCCCCTCAAATTTTTACGCACAGCAATTTTTTTGAAAATAAAACCGAAGGGAAAGTAATTATTTATGGCAAGACCCCCGAAAGCGCCTGCGTACCTTGATGAGATCGCCGGGCAACAGTGGAAAGCGAAGGCCAAGCAACTGGCGGAGCGTGGCGATCTAACCCCCGCTGACTGGAATAACCTGGAGCTTTATTGTGTTAATTACTCAATGTACCGCAAAGCCGTGGAAGACCTTGCCCGGCGCGGGTTCAGCATTGTTAACAGTCAGGGCGGCGAAAGCCGTAACCCGGCATTAAGCGCGAAGGCTGATGCGGAAAAGGTCATGATCAAGATGTCGTCTTTGCTAGGCTTTGACCCGGTATCACGTCGCCGCAATCCGGTGGAAACGGAAGAGGAAGACGAACTTGACCGCCTATAATGATTACGCAGAAGCGGTAAAAAGCGGTGAAATTCCGGCGTGTAAGCGGGTAAAACAGGCCGTAGAACGGTACTTTTCCGACCTGAATAACCCGCTGTATACGTTCGATGGGGACGCTGTAGCGCGTTTTATCGCTTTTTCTCGCCTCTGTCCTCATGTCAAAGGACCGTTGCGCGGTCAGCCTATTGTGCTGGAGCCGTGGCAACAGTTCGCCTTTGCCAACATTCTGGGGTTTCGTGTCGCGGCCACCGGGCGGCGCAAGTATCGTAGCGCTTATATTCAGGTGCCACGTAAGAACGCGAAATCTACGGTAGCGGCAATGCTGGCTAACTGGTTTCTAGTCATGGAGCACGGCCAGCAGGATATCTACACCGCCGCCGTCAGCCGCGATCAGGCGCGTATCGTGTTTGATGATGCCCGTCAGATGTGCCTTCTGTCCAAATCGCTGAAAAAGCGCCTCACCGTGCAGCAGCACAAGATGATTTACCCCAAATCCAACAGCCTGTTAAAGCCGCTGGCGGCGAAGGCGTCCACCATTGAAGGGACGAATCCAAGCCTTGCCGTGGTCGATGAGTACCACCTTCACCCTGATAATGCGGTGTATTCGGCACTTGAGCTGGGGATGGGTGCCAGACCAGAAGCTTTGTTGTTTGCGATTACCACATCTGGAAGCAATGTCGTGTCAGCCTGTAAGCAACATTATGATTATTGCTGCCAGATTCTGGACGGTGACGAGGTGAATGATTCGCTGTTCGCGCTGATTTACGAGCTGGACGACGAAAACGAGATAGACGATCCGGCGCTATGGGTGAAGGCCAATCCCAATCTTAACGTGTCCGTGGATACGGCAGCGTTGGCCGATACCATCCAGAAAGCGCGGGGTATTCCGTCGCAGTGGGTGGAAATGCTCACCAAGCGGTTTAACGTCTGGTGTCAGGGGGAAACGCCGTGGATGGGCGCGGGTGCCTGGGATGGCTGCAAAGATGATTACACCGAAGACGATCTGGATGGTCAGGAATGTTACGCCGGGCTTGACCTGTCCTCTACCGGGGATATCGCCAGCGTTTGCTATACCTTTCCCGTTGGCCGGGAACTCCTTCTTTTAACCCGTCATTATCTGCCAGAAGCGCAGTTGCATAACGTCGCCAATAAAAACCGGGCTATCTATCGCCAGTGGGCGAAAGCGGGCTGGATACGCACCACGCTGGGGGATTGCATCGACTATGACCGTATCCGTGATGACATTCTACGGGATGCGGAGCGATTCGGGATCACGCTGGTGGGCTTTGATACCTGGAACGCCACCCACTTACGCACCCAGCTACAGGGCGCAGGGATGGACGTTGAGCCGTTCCCGCAAACCTACCTTAAATTCAGTCCGGTGGCGAAATCCGCAGAGGTATTCGTTAACCGTCGCGTGATACGGCACAACGGCGATCCGGTGCTGGCATGGGCGATGAGCAATGTGGTGATGGAGACGGACGCCAACGCAAACATTAAGCCGAACAAGAAGAAATCCGCCAACAAGATAGACCCCGCTGTCGCGTTCCTGATGTCGTTTGGTACATGGCAGGCAGAGCATGAGGATTTTGCGTTTGATATGAGTGAAACCCAAAAAGAGCGGTTGTTAACATTTAATGGGATATAAGAAAACTGAATCAGTGATAGAAGTGATTCTATGGCAATACGTATAGAATTTTAATTTTATCAATTAGTTAAATATAATACTTTGCGGGATTAGTCATATATGTAGAATCGAATTGCTTAGCACAATGACTTACAAATGATATGGTTATATTTCAAAAGCAACTGAAAGGAAATCATATGAATGCTGCATTAGAACGGGCTCTAGAACATCTTAAGATTGTTACTAATATTTCTTCAGGACTTACCCATTCATCGGATGAAAGCACAGCAAAAGAGACATTCAAGTATTTACATAAGTTAGGTATCAGACTTGAATATGATGAAGTTTATTTATGGGCTAAACAGCATGGCTGGGAAGATCGTCATGCTAGAGAGCTTGCTGTGTTGGCTGAGAAAATTGGATCAGGCGGTCGAGTTGTGGTCAAACATAAAGGGCGGTTAAGCGAAGATTTTCAAAACGAGCTGAGATCACTGAAGTAACCCCCAATGTTAGCAGGGCTGCGAAAGCGGCCTTTTTTGTTTTTGTGCTTTTGGTGTTGTTCAGCACTCCATGTATAAACATCTGTATAAACATTATAAAAAAACGCCTGCCATTTCTGACAAGCGCCTTTTAAAAACAATCGGTTATGAATTTTGATTAATTCATGCCGTATTTTTTCAATTTCTTACGCAGAGTACCGCGGTTGATGCCCATCATCAGGGCCGCGCGGGTTTGGTTACCGCGGGTGTATTGCATCACCATGTCCAACAGTGGCTGTTCAACTTCAGCCAGTACCAGCTCATACAGGTCACTTACATCCTGACCGTTCAATTGAGCAAAATAGTTCTTCAGTGCCTGTTTAACCGAGTCGCGCAGGGGTTTTTGGGTTACCTGAGCCTGAGAGTTTACAGTGGAAACGGTCAGTACGTCAGAATTCACGCGTTGTTCGAACAT